GAGGCGCTGCGATACGACTGGCCGCGAATGGTTACAGGGGTCATTGCCACCCCTCCACTTCCTGAATCCGCTCACCGATCCAAGCTGCGCTATTGACGGCCCAACTATTGCCAAGGGCCTTGTAGCGGGGGCCGTCAGGGCATTTATCGGCGGGCTTGCCGCGGTAAGCGATGCGGGTGAAATCGTCGGGGAAGCCTTGAAGCCGCTCGCACTCGACGGGGGTTAGTCGGCGCACGGCCCAAGGCTGCGCGACGTAGCTACGGCTTGACCCGCCAGAGGCGGCCCTTATGTTTGCGGTATAGTGCGGGCCTTCTGGCATTGAGCCGCCATCACGCCCGCGTAGATCGAAGGCCACCGCCGCATGACCGCCCGCATTCTGGTGGCTGGCACTATGCCCCATGCTGCGCAGCGTCGGGTGCGACCCATCGACCGCATATTGAACCTCTGTGCCTTTGCAGTCGAAAGCGACCGGCACCAGCGGCGTCCCGCGCCCTGTGCCGTCCTCTGAGGCGTCAAAGCCATTGCCGCGCAAGGTATGGGCAACCAGATCAGTCGCATCCTTGTGGTCGCGCGCCTTCATCGCCGATCCGGTGCCGTCGATAGTGTATTCCCCGAAGGCCACCATGCGGGCGACTACAGGATCTTGCCCGCGCGTCTCTCCTGCCCGCTCTACGCCTCGGCCACTGCTGACAAGGCTTGCTGCAACATCATGGGTAAAGCCTTGCCCCGCTTCGCGGCGCGGCGCAGGATTCCCAGACAGGCTTTCGCGGTCAAATAGAACCGATGCGGCACGGCGCCAGTCTCCAAGATGTCCGACAACGAACACACGGCGTCGCCGTTGTGGGACAGCCCAAGGGAAGCGGCATGTTCGGACGTGTTGAGCGTCAAGCACTCGGTAGGCCCACCCATACCCGAGTTGCCCCAAGAGGCCGACGAAGGCAGCGAAATCCCGTCCTCCGTTACTGGATAGGACGCCGGGGACGTTCTCCCAAACCAGCCACTTGGGCCGATACCGCGCTGCAATAGCACCATAGGTGAGCATGAGGTTTCCCCGAGGGTCAGCCAGCCCTTGTCGCAGCCCCGCAACCGAGAAGGATTGGCAGGGGGTTCCGCCGCAAAGAACATCGACATCTGCATCCGGCCACTCCTGATAGCGGGTCATGTCGCCCAAATTCGGGACGGTTGGGTAATGGTGGGCGAGAACGGCGCTCGGGAACGGCTCAATCTCGCTGAACGCGACCGGCCTCCATCCAAGCGGCTGCCAAGCCTGCGTGGCCGCCTCGATGCCTGAGCAGACGGATAGGAAATTCATCCGCCCCTCCGCATCCAATGCACGGTGGGCGCGCCCTCATAGCCCTTGAGGAACACGAACCACGAATAGTCGCCTGTGCCGTTGCCGGACTTGCCACCGGCGCGCAGGAACTCACCCGGTGGGCAACTCGGGCGGGGACCGATCAGGTAGACGCGATAGATGGGTAGCGTTTCGATCCAGCGCCCGCGCGCCTCGCTGTTGAGCCATCCGCTTGGCAGGAACACGGCCACCTTGGACCGCACACGATCCAGCGCCTGAGCCAAGAACTCATCCTCGGCGCGCGCCATGCTGTCAGGATTGGGGCGGCCTCGGCCAAGCTGTTCCCATGTCGCATAGGGCGGGTTGGAAACGATGTTTTCGGCAGGCCAAACGCCGATGGGCCACGATTTGCGGTCGAAGAAATCCAGACCACCGCGCACGCCATCAAAGCCACGGTCACGTAGATCATAAGCCTCGGCCTGCAGGCCTGCAGCCTTGGCGCTTCTGATGATCGTGCCTGAGCCAGCGCAGGGATCGACAACGCGCCCCTCGAACCGCTCCATCGCAAACAACCGTTCAGACGGCCACGCTGGCTCCTGATACCAAGCGTCGGGGTCGCGGACCCATTGGGTTGACTGCTTGCGCCTCATCGACGGCCACCCGCCTGAAGCTCACGCACATGCTCGGCCCCGACCCACTTGTAGCCGATCTTGTCCACCATCTCGGCGGCGGTCAGGTGAAGCTGCTCGATCTGCGCTTGTCGCGCCATCAGCTCGCCGAGCTGAGCCTCAAAGAACTGCGCCAGCGTCATATTCGGGCGCTGGCCCATGCCGCGCGCAGGTAAGCCAAGGCGTTTGTAGGTGTTGATGACGGTGCGACCGCTGACCTTGAAATGCGCTGCGATCTCGTCCGTTGCGATTCCGGCCCGCCACATGGACGCAAAAAGCCCCTCGTCAGTCTGTTTGACGTGCGGCTTCTTGGTCTTATTACCTCGGACCAAGCCCAACTTCTTAGCGCGTCGGGCCAGACCACGGGGGCCGATGCCGAATTCTGCGGCCATTGATGCCACGGTTGCACCACTGGCGTAGCGGTCGCGCAGAGCGGCGGCGGGAATGCGCCGGAAATGGGCGCTGGTGCTGGCTGTGCAGGAAACGGCGGTAGTCATGTTGACCTCTAACGCAACAGGCCGTGGAGCCCTTTGGGCACACGCTGTAAAATGGCTTGCAAGCTTGGGGCTGGCGGATCGGGCTTGATTTCGACCACGCAGGACCGCATCCCCTGCACCCAAATGGCGCGGGACGAGCGGACATACTTGCGGCTGTCATCCTTGATGATGCCGGCACGTTTCAGGGTGTCGATATAGGCCTTGGCCACATTATCGCTGTCCATGTTGCCCACGTCTTTTTCACCCGTGTAAAGGGTGATGCCGACCGGCTGCAGGAAGCGCGGCAGATGCGGCTGGGCGCGCAGATATTGATCCACAACGGCCAGCCATTCTTTGTAGGGAGTGGATTTGACACGCCCCACCTTCTCCACATTCCGAAACAGCGCGTTGGTGCTGATCGGCGGGGGGAGGACGATATAGGCGGGGCGGTCAAAGGCCAGCATGGTTGGATCAATCCTCCAACGGCAGGTTGGGCTGATCCGGTGCGATCCTGACCTCTTCGCGCGAGGCCATGAACGTCTCGCTGTCGATGGCAAGAACGATCACATCAGTGCCGACATGCTCGCCAAGAACAGACCGATATTCCTCAATGTTCTCGCAGGAAATCTTGGCCTCGATCGTCTTGCGATCCTTGAGCGTCACCTGCCCCAGCGTCACCACGGCACGCGGGAATTCAAAGGCCGTCATCAGGCTGACAGCGCCACGCACGAGATGACGGGCTGTCATGGTGAAGGCCTCGACAGTCTCGCGCTGCTCGCTTTCATTCATGGCTTCCCACGGCTTGCGGGTTGCCCGGAACCGCGAGAGCATCGCATCGCGCACGTCGCCCATCAGTGTGTCGATCGACACTTCGGGCTCTGCTAGCTCGGCCACCACGGAAGGTTCGTCGTCGCCATCAGGCAACCAGTCATCGACATCCGTGCTGTCGGTCGTTTCCAGATCCTCTGGCGGCAATATCTCGCCGTCGTGGACCTCTCCGGTTTCTGGGTCGAAGGGTTCTGCCACCTTGGGCCTCCATAGCTATGTGGGGAAATGGTCGGCCGATGCGCTCGGCCGCAGCGATCCGCTATCCGCCGCGAAGAATGGCCGTGCGGCGGGAGGACGATTGCCGCACGGCCACCAACAGGGCGGAGGATCGGGGGCCACTCAAACGGGCCAGCACGGCCCCCCGGTATGCTGCTTGTAGGTGCGGTGAATCTGAACCTTGCCCTGAGTAGGAAAGCCCCTGCGGCGGGAGCAAACCGCAGGGGAGTTGGCCGCGCCGAGAGCAGTCATCGAGGCGCAGCGGCGAGGGGATGCAGGGTGTCACACCCCCAAGAGGCTGGGACTTATCAGCCGCCGCACGATTGCAGGTCAGGCCGATAGCGTTCTTGCCGGAACGCATCATTGGGGTGCGTGATGGGGTCGCCACCCCACCACGCGGTTCCACCCCGGACCAAGGAGAAAACGGGATGGAAATCCTGCGAGAGCTTCGGCTCATTCTCACGCTCGTGAGCAAGCACCCGCTTTTGTTTTCATATCTGGCGACGGTTGCGATAGCCGCTTTGGTGGTGGCCGTGATGGGGTGAAGGGCTTTCATTCGTCGCCCCTCTTGTCGCGTTGGAAAAACTTTGCCCGCCGCGGCGCCATGAACATCGGACGCGGGCCACGGCTGTGGTAACGGTAACGCTGGATCAGGCGGGCCAAGAACCTCATGCTTTGCCCCCCGTGCCGAAGATGAACTCGAAAACCTTCTCGGCACCGGCCAGCGCCAGCAGCTCGACGGCATACCGCCAGTGCGGCGTTGTTTCGCGGCGCAGCCAGTAGCGCACCGTGCGGGGGCTGACTTCGCGCCCCCTGCGGGTCAGATATGCCGCCACGATCTCGGCCAGCTCGTTTTCCGAAGTCGCCTCGGGAAAGGCGCGCCACATCACGCGCACAATCCACTCGATTTCCGCCTCGTCGCGGGTCAGGCCGTTTCGGCAAGCCTTTGCCCGAAACTTCGGACCATCTTCCGCCATGGAGGCACGATTGAATGACGAGAACTGCATCACCCAACCTTCCGATCTTCTGTATCGGCCGGGATAGCTACGCCGATGAAGTTAAAGAGGCGGTCAGGACACTCAATCCCAGCATCACTGCACATGGATTGAATGGCGCGAAACCACTTTGCGGGAAATCGGCCATCCACAGAGGCATTGCTCACTGCGGACATACCAACCCCGATCTTGTCGGCAATTGCCCTGCGGCCAAGCACATCGCAAATGTCGGATGCTGTGATTTTGGGTGTGTCGATCTGTTCCATGGCTCGACCATGATCCAGATTTTATGGATTTGCAATATCCAGATCGACCTGAGTTCAATTTTTCTGGACTTTGCCTATGGTGTGGACATGGAACTAACTCAAAAAGAAACACTTTCCCGCGTTGGTGACATGGGCATCGAAGCCTGTGCGATCCGCTTGCGCGCGGCTAGGCTTGTTACTGGCCTAGCGCAGAAAGTCTTCGCTGCGGAAGCAGGTGTAGGAGCGACCGCCCTCAATAATGCCGAGGCAGGGCTTACGTTTCCAAGCAGAGACGTGATGGTCTACCTTTACCGAGCGCATCGGATCGACTTTAACTTCGTCCTGCACGGCGATTTCGCGCAGCTTCCCGGCGATGTCCAAGCCAAGCTGTTCCCGGCACTCGAAGCCGCAGCCAGTGCATGGGATCAAAGAGAGCATTCAAATCAAAACCGAGGAAGACCCAACACTTTGCCAAGCAGAGCATAAGCCTTCCCATTTCTTCAACTCCGAGCCGCGCCCACAACCACAAACGGAACATAAGCAGAACATTAACCAAACCACAACCTCTAGGGGTGGCGTTCACCAAGTGTTCGCGCGACAAGCGGTGCGAGTCGGAGCAAGATGTGGTATCGAATCGCGCCTTCTGCGTGTTCTTCCTAGATTTAGAAGTGGTGCGGCGATGTGGCTGGAAACCTTGGCGGCGATCATATTTCTGGGTGGATTGTTCCCGATATGGTTTCCGGCATCGGTCATTTATGCGCTAGGAACCGCACTTCTTGCCTTCATCATGGTCGCTTTCTCTCTGGCGCAACACGGCGGCGCATCCTCACTGGTGCTTGTCCTCGCGCCAGTGGATGAGGCCTTCAAGGCTTTTGTAGCCATACCCTCGTGGGGATGGAGTTGGGCGAAATTTGAGCACCCCGTTTGGGCGTGGGTGATCAGCATGGTTTCGATAGCAGTTTTGAGTAATGGCAACTGACGGCACGCCGTCACAACGCAAGGCATTGGAATGGACCTGACTACACATGAGAACGAAGCCATAAGCCTATACATCGACCTCAAGCCGAATACCCGTGTTGACCTAGAGGTTGCAGCTCTGGCAGCGGTCGAATGGGCTAGATCGGTGAAGGCCGCTGCGATGGCAATCGACCGCAGCTATGACTATCGCGTCTTGCTCATTGCGGCGGAACCTGGCTCTTCAAAATGGCTTGCCAAGATCGAAAGATCGGCAGCCAATCAGTTCGCAAAGGACGTGCAGGCCGGTTGGTCGGAGATGCCGCTGATCCTCCGACTTGCTGTTTCGCTCGCGGTCGTCATCCCAACCACCGCCGCGCCGACTTATGAATACTGGCTGGGCGACGCAAAATTCACCCCCGCTCAGATCGAACAGCTTCACGATGCCCTCGGGGCTGCGTCTGCAGACCAGAATGTGGAGACGCATAGAAAGGCAATGTATCGGGAAATACAGAAAGACCCGCAAGTCATTGGGTTGGGCGGCGGAGTTCCGGACAAGCCAGACTGGAAGCCGCAAAAGTTGGTTCCCGTGTCGAGGTTCGCCGAGGCTGATGGCCTATTCGAGCTGATGGATGATGCGGCTGATAATGAACGAACCCTAACCAAGAAACTCGATGTGATCTTGGTGACCCCTCAGCTTGAAAACGCCCAACGGTCTTGGACCTTCCGGCAGGAAGGGATACCCGGAAAATTCAATGCGGAAATGAAGGATTCAAGGTTCCTGTCCGCCCTTGATCGGTCCGGCATATCCGAAAAGCTTCGCGCCAACATCCCGATGCAGATTCTGCTTGAAGTAAAAGAGCGCCTGTCGAATGGAGAGTGGAAGCTGAAGCGGCGCGGGAGATCAGTCCTTCAGGTCATTTCCCCCGCTGCCGATCCATTCTAACTTGCCGGCCGTAATGCCGCGCCACCAGAATAAGCGCGACAAGGGTGATGCAACCGACCGAGAAGGTCACAACGGGCGCAAGGTGCCAAAAGGCCATGTAGGCAACGACGGCAGAAACCGATACCACAAGGCCCGACAGCCAAGTGCGCCATGCCTCCCCGTTCTGATGGTGGTGCTCGGACATAACCGCCTCTTTTCCGGCATCAGAGTCTCATGGCTGAAGGCTTCAAGCAAGTAGTCTTGATGCCTCGTGGTTGCAAATCAACTAATCTAGGGCAGCCCTGCTTCGGCGCGTCTTTTATTTTCACGTTCCTAGATTCGGTTAATCACCACCGCCCGCACCACCCCTCCGCGATCATCACCTCACCCAGATCGGTGCCGTCGAGCAGCGCACAGTCGCCAACTTCACGGTCATAGCTCCGCCGCCCTTCGAGATCGCAGATCACGCTGCGCTTCCGTGTCAGCTCGATCATCCGCAGCTTTGCTTCAAGCCCGCCCCTTGCGTCCATTTCCGGGCAGTCCAGCGTGGAAAGCCGGATCGGCGTGCGCCCGACTACAATCGTGTCGCCATCGCGCACCTTGGAAACCTTGCCCTTTAGCGTCTCGGCCTGCACAGCGAAGGCAGCCGTTGACCACAAAAGCAACGCAATAACACTATATTTCATTGGTGTTCTCTTCTTGTTCGACAGGAAGGATTCGACCCTACCGGCGCAGCCTGTCAAACTCGTTAACAGCATGTTCCGAGGCGGCAATGAAAGTATTTTTTCTCGCCCTAACCCTCATTTCTCAAATTGGCCCGCCGCCGACCGACTGGGCGCAGCGACTCCATG